GGATAATGAGGTTCTCCCTGTGAAGTATCAATTTCAATGACTGCATTTGGATTCGCCCAATCTTTTTCAAGTTGGTCAAGTCCATTGATTGCACTTCCAAGTGGAACTAATAGTTTTAATCCGGCAGATGCCTGAGCATGAGACATGGCAAGAGACCATAACTTGTTCAGTAGTCTCTGCATTGGTCTTGTGCGCGACACATCCGATTTCGGATATGGAGTGCCAGACCAAATGTTAGGAAGAGGAATTATAGGGTAAACATCAGTATTTAGAACAGATTCATATAAAACCACTTCGCCGACTGTTGCAACAACACCGATACGAGTTTGGAGAACTTCTTCAAAACTCATTAGCCCACGCTCAAACACACCGGGATTTTCTTCAAGAAAAGCTGCGAACTCTTCATCATTCAAAATCATTTCTTCACCGCTTCGTGAATCCACTACACGGTAAAAAGGTACTTTAACCTTAAAAAATCTTTCAAGTATCTGGTATCGTTCAGAAGACCAGTTATCTAAATCCTTTGCTTCTGCAGGTGTCGTAATCGACATACTGTTCTTATTCTGAGCATTTGGATAATCTTCCTCAGAATATGAAGAAATCTCTTCAATTAGGCCCGGAATCAATTCTCCGGTCTCTTCATCAACCTGGGCCCCAAGAGCAGGATAAAGGTTTACAATTTGGTCGCCAGTAAGAATAGTAGACAGGATAAGAGAATCAGCATCAGTAAAGAACCTGTCCCTTGATGATGGAGGAACATAAACTCTAAATGGATTAATTGAAGTAAATTTTACTTCTCCACGTCCAAAATCAGCTTCATTATCAAGATACACATACAGATAACCAAGACCTGTAACAGCATAGTTATGTATTGCATCTTTCATATGCACGTCACCATCGGATATCTGCCATACATATCCAAGTATAGTTCTCCAGGCACTTGATATTTTGGTGTCTGAATCTTCTCTTGGAATTGCAGTAAAAACAGGAGGTTTTGCAGTAATAACGCTTTTCAGCTTTTCGATAGCTGGCGATATCCTGTCCATTGGAACGTCAGCCTGATTACGTGATTGAAGCTCTTGTGACTCTGCATTAGTAAAATGATTCCCGTGGTAGAAATCTACATCATTACGGGCATCAGTTTCCCAATCGGCACGAGCATCACGCCACCTTCTGTGCAACTCCTGATTTTCCTTAGCGTGCGGATGAAGTTCTATTGCCATTTATTATACGACCTTATAATTGAGCGGAAGTTAAACGCATTTTTCATACAATCAAAGCATAAAACGCTAAAATCGTCTAAAAGTTTCATATTAGCGTCTAGCACCGGTAAGCCAGTTATAATAACCGCGTATTTTCTTACCGCTTGTTTTGCCTGCATTCATCTCTTTTACAGAGATAGTTGTACTCATTGGAGCCTTAGCGTAATAGTCTGCATAATACAAACCATCCATAAGGTCATCATGTTTTGGAACAGGATGTTCAAACATCTCATCCACCAGGTCAGTCATTTCTCTACGTATATAAAGTTTCTTGTTATTTACAATAGGGCCCAGTGAAGTTTCAAGTCTATCGGCTTTTTTAATTCCTGGAGGTGGTTTAACACCCTTGAATATGCCAGGTATCAATCTTCTATCTGAAATTGCCATTCTTTCCACCATATCACGAACCATTTCCTGAGCTGCGACTGTTTCGATGGTTACACGTCGTACAGGACTGTATTTCTTGGATATACTGATAATTTTCTCAGGCAGGTCGAATGTAGGTATCCTTTCACGATAATATTCTAAAACATAACGATTCTTATCTGAATCAATACCAATTACCATTATAACCTGAAAATCAGACTTCTTAGTAGCGGTAGCTGCAATATCAACACCAATGTATACATGAATTGGAATTGCATTATCATTTTCAACTAAGTAAGCAAAATTATTGGAATTTTTAAATACACCACTATGATACTTAATTCTATCTGTTTTGAACGATGCTGATGACAAATCACGAGCATCATTCATATATTCCTGTGCAAACTTGTTTACAAGACCTGCTTCTATAAATTCTCTCTTTTTAGAGTCCAGTTTGGAAATTGGAAACTGTTCAGGCCAAATAGGCTTACTATCCTGAATTGCCCTGTAAAACGTAACATCCCACGGATAATCCCTTTCTTCTCTGTTTGCAAGTCGATATCCATCCCAAATCATCTGAAGAAAGCTATCATAGTGTACAATAGTCCCACAAAGCCATATCCAGCCTTCCCTACCTGGAGATTCCTCTAAAGCGGGATATACCGTTGAAACAATCCATTTCTTGATTTCATCACGTCTTTCAGGTGTTTTTGTATTTAATTCCGATTCAAAGTCATCAAGTACGATACCAGTGTACCGAACATCAATTTCTGTACGTCCACGAAGTCTTTGCGATGTACCCTTTGCTATAATCCTATCTCCCTTAGCACTTACAATATCTTTTTCAGTCCACCTGTTTCCAACTGAATCACCAGCCAGATTACCAAAGTAGTACCGAATTGACTCGTTATATTCCAAATGGCTCTTAATATATTTCAAATGGTCAATAGCCTGTCCCTGTTCTTCCGCTACCCATGCAATAAACTGCCTATCTCCTTTCGGTGAAAAGCATATTTTATGAAGAATAGCTGCTTTTGCCAGTATTGACTTGCCAAACCCTCTTGGAAGAATATTACAGATACGGGCTCCAGGCTTAGTGGAAATCAACTTTTTAGACACTTCTGAGTGAAAAGTAGGAGATGAGCTCTTATTTAGAAAATCAGCAGGTAAAAACGCCCTACCGAAATAAACCAGGTCATTATAAGCCCGTGAAAGAACTTCATCCTTTTCTGGCAAATCAGATACGATATTCAATTTACTTACTTGGTTTCCATCCATGTTTCTAAGCATATCCTTTAATTTCTGAATAAACGTCCAAATCTCCAACATCAATCAGATTATCGTTATAATCATACAATGAAGTACAATGCGGACATATCCATCCTGCAATCATGTTAAAGATATCCATCAGCACCACTTTATCGTAATCCATAAGCGGTCTGTCACATACAACACATCTTCTAAGGTCACTATGTATCCCAACGTCATCAAGAGTCAGGTTTATCGTCGATTCTTTTCTCGGCATGAGCCAACATCTTCGTATTTCCCGCGTTTATGCGTTTTAACTGTTCTTCACTGAATCCCTGAAAAACTGTAAGGGACTCCGTTTTCTTTTCATTAGGAAACATACCGGCAATTTTCATAAGAAGTTCTATAGCTCTCAGCTTGTCGGAATCTTTTCCGTCATTATTATCAACAACGTTTTTGGTCATTTCAAGCAAATACTGCTTGGAAGCTCCAATTTCGCTTAATATGGCTTCAATCTCTTCTGTTACCAATTTCTGTATCCTTTCAGTTTTCATCAATCCCCTCGCGGTTTCTTTTGCATATGGCCGTTTATTTGTCGGAAACACACGCAAATAAGCATCCGTGGGGTTCATTCCCTTAGCAATGTACTTGGCAAAGACAAATTCCTTATTTGTAGGCTTCTCTCTGTCTTTACGAAGAGACTTGCAGAACTTGTTGTTTGCAAACGAATATATGTTCTTAGGCGGAATACCACCCATATCCGTACTATCATGGGTTAAAAACGTACCCAATATAGTTCTTACGTAGTCTACAGGGGCTCCCTTAGCTGTTTTCATTGTACTTCGCTTCAGAATCTTGCAGACCTGCAAGTCATCAGTAATTACAAAATCACCCTCCTGAGAGTCTCGCCATTCTGACACAAGCTCTATATCGGGATAAAAGTCCCGAAACTCGTCCACGCTCTGGTAAAGAACCTCTTGATTTCGTGATATTGTCTTTGTTAGCATCTATACTACTCCCAACCTTTTTATTTCGCGGCCCAGACCGCCCCTCCGAGTATAGATGTTGAAGGAAACAGTAATCATAGTAACTCCTACTTGTTTCCATCTATCGTCTGCCCCCAGACGAAAGTCTTTCCTTTATGTATATCAACAACGTCCATTCTAAAATCTCCTGTAGGAAACCAATCTATAATGCCAAAACAATGGGCCCAGTTATGTAGTCTACCACGCAACCACTTATTTTGTTCCCTTGACATATCTTTTAAACAACCCAAGCTCCAAGAACCAATCGTACCATTCAACTTTGTACCAGTCATTCTTTGAATATCATGAGTATGTCCATAAACAATATTAGCTCCATATGTATCTAAATGTTTCTTAGCATGGTTAATCGTAGCGAACGCTCCATGAATAAAGGTTAATTTACCAATTCTAAGCGGATAGTTGTATGGCAAGTACTTATATCCCCTTTCATCCCATTTACAAGCCTTTCTAAAGGTATAATCCTTCATATACGGATATCGCTCAACAAAAGAGTCCAGCCATTCATCATGATTACCAGCACATATGTATCTTTCCTTGCATTTTATCTTATCCAGTACTTTATCGAATAAATCTATGCCTTCATTGACCTGTTTTATCTCCTCATCGATAATTGGTAGCTGATATTCCAATGGCGGCTGTTTTATTTTCTTATATTTCCAGCTACTGACCGATTCCCACTCCCCAACATCACCAAGATTTATAAAAATATTAGGTTTTACAAGTTCAATAGCTTTTAAAACCACATTAACCGCTTTTTTATCATGTATAGGGAAATGTTGGTCAGGAATTACTATTGCTCGTCTATGCTTTCTTGGTTTTGGCATTTCTTTTACTGTCTTTTCGTTTGTAAAGTACTATTTTATTCTCCTTACGGGATATTTCAGTAGCCATCTGGTCTCTGGACATTGCAATCGCTATGCCACCACCATCAGACTTGAACTTATCAGAGCCCTTGCCTACTGCTTCGACTACAACTAGGTGTCGAAGGTTACAATCACAGCACCATAAATAAAAATACGACTCTGCATCAACCAGCATCGCCTCCTCATCGAACATTGATATATTCATTCAATTCCTTTCGTTACTATTTCATCAAAATACTCGCAACCTTTGTCCACTACGCAAGGCTTTCCAGCGAATTTCTCATCCAACCGCATAACTAGAGTCTTGTCTACTCTAACTAACATACACCCCAAACAGTTCCCTCT